CTCTCTCATCACTACTTATCTGTTCTCCTAAATAGAAATCATATCCTTGCTGGTTGATAGCTCTCCACTTATTCCTAGAAGCCCCATCAGCCTTCTGCCACAAATCAACAACTATTCCAGCTTTCTTCTTATTGCTTGTTCTTGCCATTATTGATATAAACTCCTAAGATACTCCTCATTTTTTTCCTTATCTGCCACTACATCTCCACTTCTTTCCCATTCATTCAACCACACGTCAGCCGCGTCTTCTGCAGATGTAAATTCTTGATTCCTCCATTTATAATAGGTCCTTCTCTCTCCTTTTTCTTTTCCCAGAGCATAATCAATCTGCCCTTTCCAGTTTGTTTCCCAATCAGGTACAGCAGCCTTCATTTTATCCGCTCTATCTCCTGTCCATTGAAATAGTCCAAAACTTATTGGTTTACTTTTTATAGGATTGTTATTAGAATCTCTTGCATAGGCAATATTATCAGTCTTAAAAGTGCTTTCCCTCTTTATATTAGCCATTAAACCTTGTACATGCGCTACAGGTAATCCTTTTATATTTAACATATAATGAAACATTTCCGCCTGTATCTGTTTATATGCTTCTCTAGTTTCTTTGCTGCGTTCTTTAGCAGTCCCTTCAAACATCTCCTTTTGAATATATGGAGAGAATGCACCTTCTTCATAAAGAGGTTTACCTGAAACGCCTTTCTTTAATGGATTGTCAGCCTGAAGAACTGCATTCTCATATTTATTAGATGATAAAAGTTTTGTTCTACTAGGAACAGCCATCAGAAGTTCTTCTTAAATTTTATCCCGTACATAGGGTTATTTCTATATTTCAACTCCCCTCCTGGGTTCTGTTCACTAGCTGGCTCAATATCCGTAGGAATCCTTTGATTAAATCTTCCAAGAGAAATTGATGATCCACCACCCATAGGAAAATTCAACTTCTTTCCAAGTAATGATTGGAGAGTATCCTTTGGTTGATCTGAATAACTCTTAAATCTAGGTACTTGCATAAACTTGGGAGCCTTCCATTTAGACCTATACTGCAAGTCCCAATAGTCCCTTTTGCCACCAGGGTTTGCACTTGATCTAAGAGTATGTGTTAAGGAATCGTACTTTTCACTCATTGGACCAATGATCCCATTGTGTTTCTTTAGGTGAGCCTTCGAGGGTCCCCATAGGCTTTTTAGTCGTTCCCCAATCTGGTTCAGGGTTAGGCCTGTTTTTACTATATACCATACCCTCTTCTTCAGACCATGAAAAAGGTCTGTAAAAGTTCCCAGCATCATCACTGCCGTATTGAAATCCTTCTAATGCTTTATCATATCTCACTTGGCTTGACCTGTATGTATCGTGACTAACACCAGTATCATGAATAAATTCATGAGCCATGGATTGACGTACTTGACCTGTGGGTCTCCCCATGGCAACATACACTGTATCTGGTTCAGTATTAAATAATCTAGACAAAAAAGTCTGAGGAGGTTTGTTCCACCCTACTTGTCTATGTTCTCCAAGAATAGCATATTCATCAACATCTTTCCCGTAACTCTCAGAACGTATAGTTTCAGAAGCTGGAATTTCTGGGTCTTCAACACCATAAGCAACCAATTTTCCCGACCTGAGGCGTTTTAATGACTTCTTTATGTTTCTTTCAGCTCTACCTCTACCCTTTCCAGCTAAATTATAGACAGCATCTGTTAAATCACCCGATCTACTTTCAATCATATCAGCATAAGAAGCACCTGGAATACGAGAAGCTGGCCTTCCATACCACTTCACATCAGATTCGAGGACATCCCCTACCTTTTTATCTACTATTTTCCTTAAATATTTTTCTCCAGCCATAACTATGCCACTATCCAAGATTTTGCTTTACGTTTAGGCTTAAACCAGCCTGTTTTCTCCTTATTTCGCTTCAAAGAAGGCGGAAAAGCATGCACGTTTGCATAATAAAGAGTTTCAATGGTGTCATCGTGAGCCATTCTTGGGCCAAATGTAAGGATTTCGTGCTCTAAATCAAAGTGATTGGACCTAATATGGACAGTTCCCATTGAAAATCTACCTGATAATCCGCTATATATACGATTTCTCTTCTGTGTTCCACCTGGCTTCTCAGGAATTACCGCTATATCAAAGCGATTTAACCTTCTTCTTTCATCATTCATAGCCTGGAAGATTGACCTATTCATCGCAACGTCTTCCACGGTGGCACTAGTACAATGATACTTATCATATAACTCTACAATGAAATCTACAACACCTTTTTTCCCTAAAATCTCTCCATTAAGTGATTTTGAACCCACCGTTGGGATACTTCTGTGTCTTTCGTATTCGAGGACGTGTAAGTTATTATCTGGACAAATACCCACAACCATAATGACACTAAAATCAGATTCTTTAGTATCAATGTCAGTAGCAGGGTCACACCCGATAAATGTATTGATAGGCACTTCTTCTCCGTCCTGTATAAGATAGTTAAACCCATCACGGTGTTCGTAATATCCTTCCCACTTTTTGATATGTTCTCTACGCCACATCGCATCTTCTTCACTCATCACCTCCATCATATATTCTTGAAAGAACTTTGACGCCTGTCCAGAATCACGGTAGAACTTCTTTTTCTCCGCCAGCTTCTTCTTTCCAAAGAAACTTGGCCACAGGGGATTCCCGTCTGGGTCTAACGCCTTGTGAGTGATAACGTGCCAACTAAACTTTTTACCTTCTTTTTTAGCAATCGAAAAGTTTCTGAGAAGGTTATTAATGAATGAATCGTGATGTACAGGAGTCCCATTAACACGTAACCTACCAGTATGAGGCTCAAGAGCAGGATAAACAACAGCTGTGACAAGATTGGCGTTTTTAGCACGCGCTTCGGGAGTAATGGTATTTGCTTCATGTTCAAAGTCATCCAATATAATTAAGTCGTATCTCTTGTGAAGTTTCGCTCCACCACGTATTCCAGCAACATTGCTCTTAGAAATTAGTTTGCATCCATTCCTTGTCTCAATATCTTCTTCTGTCCATTTGGGCCCTTTTAGATTCCCAAAATAGTATTTGATCTTTTCGTTAAATTCGAGATGATGTTTAATATAATCCATATTACCGACAGCAAGTTTCTGAGTGGCAGAAACCCATCCATAAAAAAGAAGCTCTGGTGCAAAAACGAAATCTTTTATAATGCTACATTTAGTGAGGACAGTCTTTCCATGTCCCCTCGGTACAATGATAGCTAACTGCTTAGTTTCTAAATCATCAGTAGAGTCGGCTACCTCATAATGGAAAGCAGGTGTCTCTGACCGCATAAAGTCATTGGGTAAAAAAAGTTTCCCAAATGCAATAAGATCACTTTTTGCGAGTCTTAGAACTTCTTCCGCTTCGCTTATGTTCTCTTTGTTGATGTTCATCAGTTAGTCTCTTTTTTAGCTCTTCAGTCTTATCTTCCATCTCAATATAAGAAGTTAAGACATTTTCTATATTAATAATTCTACCCATCATAACATTCATCCCATCTACAAGGTCTCTCTTGAAAATCTTCGTTTTACTCACTGCATATCCATCCTCTCTGGTACTTCCATCCCGTCAATTATACAAAATAACTCTCTTAGTATCGCCATTTCCTTAGAGGAAGGCTTTAATATTCGGAGCATTGTTAATTGCTTCCTTTTCGTCTTCAATTCTGCAATAGCATCATCAAGAGCCATCTTCTTAGGTGTTACTTTTAGGCTAAATATTTCTGATTCTATGCTACCCAACAGTTAATATCATCCTTCTTAAATTCCATTACTACCCAGCCAGCTCTCGCAACACGCATCAATCTATATCTCACATAATGAGCATACCCAAGAAAACTACCACCCCTTATGTACCAACATCTCTTCAAAGTCTCTCTTCCATCCTCATCTATTCCTAGAGAATCAATAGGCTTTGCATATAACTGATGATTATGACCAAGATAGAAAATATCTCCCATAGAATAGACATCTCTCATCTTATCTAGCTCCAAATCTCCATTCTTAGCTCCAGAAGAACCGTGACCAGATGCCATGTACCACTCTCTACCACTAATATTAACTCTCAAATACCCAGGCAACTCAAAATATGGGACATCCATATCCCTGGCAATCATTCTAGAGACATCATAGTCCAACATGTTAATTGATCGGAGATAATCATGATTTCCACCTCTAATAAAGATGCACTTGTCTTGAATTGGTCTCACTAAATCCATAAATGCCAAATGCTGTTCATCTGGTGAGATGACCTGGCCTCTCTGCACTATCTTGTAATTTGGTGGGATACACTCCAGAATATCTCCATTACCAAACCACCGTGCATGAGGGTCTTCGTATATTTCCTTTACCGCTTCTAGGAACTTGTCCCTTCTGAAGTCTATAGCACCAACATGAATGTCGGTTAGACCATGTATTCTCATTACATAATCTGACTTTACTTCTAAGACTTCTCCTGGTTCTACTTTCTTCTCTACGTAGTCTATCTCAGTATTGATAGGAATAGAGAAATTTGAATTACATGAATGACAATGGAACTGTTGTGCTAATTTCTCCGAACCGTCCGCCGCCGTTGATTTTTTTCGCCCGTTTTTCTTTATCCGCATTGAAGAACATTTGGGACATATCATTTTTTTGTATCCTTATTTTCCGTATCTTGAACATAAAACTCTTTTACTAAGTCTATTGTATCAACCCCTTTAGTAAATGTCCCAACTACATCTACGCATCCATTGATATATGCATTTGCTTCTATGGTAGTATCAAATGCTCTCATAGGGGCATCTCCCTGTTTATTTTTTAACATATCTGACCAGTATACAAGATACTTCATTATGACTCCTCGCTATCAGAAGTGCTGACCTCCAACTCAGGTCTTTTAACAGCAGCTAATTGCTCAGGGCTAAACTCTTGAAGCATCCCTAATACACCCACTTCCTGTTGTCGTATCGTGGTAGTGCCAAGAGTGCCTATGACCTTACCAAGTTCTTTAGTGCTCTGGAGAATTATATTCTCATCATCGCTATTCTCACAAAGACACTTGAGGTTGTGCAAGATGTACTCATGGTCAATACCCATGCTCTTTGCCACATCCATTACACCTCGTTCAATCTCTTTCATAACTCTCTCCTGTTTGAGTAATACTACTGCTTTCTTCTGGGTATCCTTATCGCTGGCTAATGATGAGAAGGCTTCTTTATAAGCTTTGAGAACACTTCGTCCTGCAACTACTGAAGTAGCAAATATCCTTTCTCTCTTTGTGAGGTTCTTCCTTTCCTTGATCCTTGTTGAAGGACTTTTGATCTTACCACTGAACGTATAACGATTTTTATGCTTCTCAAAATCCGTATCCATAATCGTGTTGGGTCTATTGAGAAACGTACCAACAACTGTCCGCACCCATCCTTTCGCATATTTGTAATTCTTCCTATCTCCTGGGTGGTTTATAACATTTGACACTTTGATAAGCTGTACAATATTATCATCATCACTCCAAACCCAATCGCCCTCTTTCCCCTCTCTCCAGTCTTTTACAGGTGTTTGATCTGGATGATCGTTATAAAAATCTGAGATATGATCGTAAACGTAGTGTCTAGTTCCCTTTATGACCTGGTATTTCATAGAGATTTGATAACTCCTGTATTTGTGCGACAAGACCGTTAATCAAAGCAAAAATAGGTTCTGGGACATCATAAAGAATACCATCTAGCTCTATGGGACATACTCCTGACGAAACTCTTTCTAGGACTTCCTCTTGAAGTTCCCTCGACAATCGTGATATTGATTCTAAAGATTTCGCCATGTCGGAAATTACGTCCAAATCTGCTCGGATGGAAGGACTCGAGCCTTTCACTTATGTACTTTTGTTAAAAATTCTTTAGGGATTCCTTTATCAAATCGAAACGCCCATTCGCCCATGCTATCTTCATATTTCCCAAATTTCGTAATATATGATTCAGGAATTTCAAATTTAAGTAAAGGGCCAGTTCTTGGCTTTGTAACTCTTTTTGTCATCGCTGCATCACTCCAAAAAGATTTTGCACCAGCATAACCTTCTGCTATATGTTTTTTCTCTGACAACCAAATACTTTTATCAGACTTGTCAATACCTTTAAATCTGTGAGTAAGCTTATCATAACCACCTCCTCCAACAAACTTACCTTTCTCAACCATCTCACCAGGATGCCATTTATCTACACCTCTGTACAAAGTAACCATCTCCTGCCCAGCTTCCTTAGCAACTTTAGCAGCTTTTCTACCAGCAACCATTTGACCTATGATTGGGATAGCTGCTGCCATTGACCATGCAGCTTCACCAAATTCTCCTTCAAGAGCATATAGAGTAGCATCTGCTACATCAGCTATATTTCCATATGCAGGGGTCATACCAGCAGCCATTAATGCATTATGAATTGACTTAGTACTTTTTTCTACTTTAAGCTGAGACATATCGGATATATTTACATAAGACTTATCAGCAACAGCTTCCATCATATTAAATACTTTATCATCAACAGGTAATTTCTTTTTTTGTTTTTTAGCTGGAAATAGGTTTAATCTTTTCCCACCTGTATCTACTTTATTACTCACTAAATCCATCCATTATATTTCTTTGAATACTAAGACCCCCCTATAGTCCCCCCATAACTTAATCATCCTCAACGTCATCTTCCTCATCATTTTTACTCCAATCAGGATACTCTTCCTGTAACTCTGGCAAGTCTTTGATGCCAGTTTTACCAAATGGGAGGTTCGTTAGAGATTCTAACATTATGGGAGTATCCATGAGAGAATTTATCCACTATGCCCAAGTTTTTCAAGAAAATAGTGAGCCAATGATATATAGCCTTATTTCCATTACGTATCGTTATAAAACGATTTATGATATACTATTTTTACGTTATGTTTGATTATTTATTTATTTATGTATGTATTGAATATATTTCTTTTAACTCTATAACCGTTCGTAAAGGAGGTGTTTACACAGAACAAAAAGGCCAAAGCCGAACCTAAAGTTATACCAACTGACGCAGCCGAGCTTTATGATAAAGCAACGTCTAAGATGGATAAGGAGTATCTAGCCGCTGGCTCTCGTACTGAGAAACGACGGTTGATGCAAGCTTATCAAGCTGATCTTAGGTACATAGAACGCAAATGCATTAGTACCCAAGACTATGAACTCCGTAAGGAGATTCGTGGAATGCTTATGGGTAACTTCCGAGTCTAACAATGGGAGACACGGGCACATCTCTCTTACTCATAGTGCCCTTTTTACTTCGTCCTGGTGGGTTGTGTTAATAAATGACCCATCAGGCGCACCTTTCAGCTCATATTCATAGATATAAGGCCAGTACAGGCCCCTGATATACTGATACTATTTGTGAAACATGGGCATTAAACTTGTTCCAGCACAGGACCACGAGAGCATACGCCAATCATAATGCGTCCAGGCTCTTTCCCACGTCTATCCACGTATACAACTACGCAAGACAAGGATTAACGATTGGTCCTGTAGGACAAGATTTGGAGATGTTGCGATAGCAGCATCACTTATCATGGTACTTAGAGTACCCACGGTATGAAAAGCAGGATAACCCGTGTAAGTCTTAGACTATGGTAGACGTACCTAAAAGACACCAATCCATGTGAGGTTAACATCATGGTCCTGCAAAGATTTGTTTAACCATCTAACCATGGAGGTCATCATGGAACAGATCATAAGAGAGGCTATTGTCACCGCG